AAGGACCATTAAATTTACTCAAGGCATCCTGACCATATAGTGTATCTGCGTTGGCTAAATTAAAGGTATTAACATAATAGTAGATAGGTACACCGTAACTATTAATAAGGTCTTTAAACGAGTTGTCATATATTAGCTGCTCAGCTTGAAAATTACCTGGGTTGAGAAACTGCGAACACGCTTGATTTGCGTTAGCGGCAAATACACTGTTTGGATTGCAATCTTGTCTTGTAGTGTTACAGCTCATATAGTTTTACGTTTTCTAAATACACCAGTATTGCCTAATACATCTTCTGACATCTCAACCTCTACTGCAGAATTACCTAGAACCTTTGTCTCACCTGGACTAAATGTAATATCATATTTAGCAAGCAGAGCCATAAGAGGTTGCCCAGATAATTTGAGTGACTGTACTTTACCATTAATGATATTATCAATAGCTGGCATTTCCTCGTTCTTAGCCTTATGCTTATAAGTTTTATTAGCAGTGTTCTGATTAATTCTACTTAATACTCTATTAGGATCTTTACCATTTGTCATTCTAGGATTAACAATTGGGTCACCTTTATAATATTCGACAATATAATCTTTAAAAGCAATCATTATTATTATTTATACAAAAAAAGCCTAATGGCTTTCACCATTAGGCTTGTATTATTTTGTTTTATTTAGTTTATTGTTCGAAAGCTGATTTACCGGTTTTAAGGGATCCAACTTTATTGCTCTTACCGTCATTATATTTTTTAGCATTAACAATAGCGTGACCATGGTCACCATCATCACCAACTTTATCAGTATACTTCGATGATGCACCGCCAGAGGATACCTTTAGATTTCCTACTTTATTGCTTTTACCATCATTGTACTTAGCACTTACACCTGCATGACCTAATTCTTCTTCGTCTTCCTCACCCATTTCCATACCGTCTTCTTCACCCATATCCATACCGTCTTCTTCACCCATATCGTCTTCACCCATATCGTCTTCACCCATATCACCTCCTAATACAGCTCCAAGGACTTCATGAAGTTTTTCAGCAGTTGCACGATCGAGAGTGAAGGAAACTTCATCTCCTTCTCCTTCGTCACCTAATTCATCATCAGGTGTTACTTCATCAAGGCCAAGAGCATCGAGGTCATTACCTTCCTCTGCTTCATCACCATAGGGGTTACCAGATTGACCTCCCGGCATGCCGAAAGATTCTTTCATAACATTGGCGTATAGTCTGTCGAATACGGATTTTTGTCTCATAAAATTATTTAGGCTTTTACGGGCTATTTTTCTACTTTCTTTTAAACTTTCTTCATCTTCTTCTTTGTTTTGATTAGCCTTACACTGAGCACAATCATCGCAATCACACCCCTCAGCTGCATGCTTACAACCCTCTTCTTCATCTTCCTCAGATAGATTGTTAATATTATAAAAATTTTCTAGCTCTTTACCTTTACCTTTTCCCTTTAAGGTTCTTCTATCAATCACCTTAGTACAGAAACCTGACTTCTCTTGAGGTCCACCATCTTTGAGAGGAGCATCTCCAATCTCATTAACCCCTTCATTTACCGTCTTTACTTTATTAAGAATGTTACCATAAACATCACCTAATGAATTAAATTCTCTATTTTTAGATTTCGACATATAACTATTTATATAAAATGTCCTCTAATAATACAAAAAGTGAATACTATTTAGGAAATCCTAACTTACCTAACAAGCACTGGAAAGATGAATATACTAAAGAAATGGTGCATCATCTGAAAAAGAGTAAGGCTAATCTACTGCACTTTGCAGAGAATTTTTTTTACATTATCGATCCTGATGAAGGTAAGGTTATAATCGAGCTATTTCCATTCCAGAAACGTATGTTACGTACTCTTAGAGATAACAGAAATGTTATTCTACTTGCATCGCGACAGGTAGGTAAGACAACAATGTTATCAATTTATGCTCTATGGGTAGCGTGTTTTAATGACTATCAGAATATTATTATTGTAGCAAATAAAGAAGCGACTGCTATTGAAATCTTTAGAAGAGTAAGGTTAGCATATGAGGAGTTACCTAACTGGTTAAAACCAGGCGTTAAAGAATACGGTAAAACTTCCTGTGAATTCGAAAATGGATCACGTATCGGTATTAGTACTACGACTGGATCTGCTGCTCGAGGTGCTTCTATTAACTGTCTAATTGTAGATGAGATGGGATTCGTTGAGCCACAGTCTATATTAGAGGATTTTTGGAGATCAGTATTTCCAACTATTTCACGATCTACTAAATCAAAAGTATTAATAGCATCTACACCTAATGGAACCGGTAATCTATTTCATAGACTCTACGACGGCGCTGAAAAGGGAGATAATGGATTCGTTTATGAGAGAGTTATATGGTCTGATGTACCAGGTAGAGATGAGAAATGGAAGCAGGAGCAGGTTAGAGCACTCGGTAGTATGGAGTCTTTCCTTCAAGAGTTTGAATGTCAATTTTTATCTACTGGTGATTCATCTATTGACGAAGGATTATTTTATGATCTTTCACAATCATGTTGTGCTCCGAAAATAGTTCTTGATGAAGGACACTACAAGATATGGGAAGAACCAGATCCTAATAAGCTATATGTAGTTGGTGTTGATATATCAGAAGGGGTAGGTATAGATGCTAGTGTTATACAGATACTTGATATAACTGATTTAAAGGCTATAAAGCAAGTAGCTGTCTATCATAATAGAATAATAGCTCCTCTTGAATTTACTAATAAATTACATTCTATTTTAAGAAACTGGGGTAATCCTTTAGCATTAATTGAACGTAATAATTGTGGTGCTCAGGTTGTAGATAGATTAGTGTTTGATATAGGTTATGAGAAGGTTGTTTCGTACGGTGCTAAAGTTGCTAATAGAGATAAAGTTCAGATGGGTATGATAGCTCATACAAATACCAAATATAAAGGTGTTATGAATATGAGATATTTTGTTAATGAAGTAAAAAGCGTAGAATTTAGAGATATAGATACTCTCAAAGAACTGAAAGACTTTGTTCGACATCCTAATGGTGTATGGAAAGCAAGAGGTACTACTCATGACGATAGAGTAATGTCCTTGATATATGCCTTGTTTATACTCGAGAAAGAAATAACTGAGAGATTTTTTGATATATTAGAACTCGATACATATGGTAAACCATCCGCTATTGAACCTATGGACTTTGGATTAAAGATGTTTGAAGACCCAACCTCTATATATCTTGATACTGAAATTGCAGGTAGTAGTACCACTGGTCTTGGAGCTGTAGTATTTGGTATGGAAGATACAGAAGATACTAGTGACTTAGATGATCTTCTATCGGCTGGATGGGTTCAGCTAGGTTAATTCTAAATATAAATATGTCATCTAACTTTTTTCAACAGTCAACACTTAACAAATCTCGTGCAGATAAATTTCGTATGGTATTTACCATACCTGCAGCCTTACGCAAGATAAATAGAAAACAAGAAAGATCAAATTTTACTATTAAAGAAGATTCAATGCAGTTATCTGTTTACGGTACAATTGTTCCAGAAATAGTTGTACCTGCTTTAGAGATAAGATACACTGGTAGTACACTCTATAATTCAACTCACTCTAAAAATCCATACCCACCAGTAACAGTTAACTTTACCATCGATAATGAATATAATAACTACTGGGTTATATACAAGTGGCTAAATCTATTACACGATGAGAAAACTGGTACCTTTGATAAAACTAATCTCATAAGCGATGATGTATTTCTTGATTATCAAACTAATATTTCTATTTATGGTCTAGATGAATACGAGAACAATAGAATTAAGTTCACTTACACAAAAGCTTTTCCAACTGGTATAGGTGGTATAACATATAACTATCGTGATGGGCTAGAGATACAGTCAACGTTTACATTCGTGTACTCACAGCTGCACACTGAACTTTTAAGTACATAAAAACGAAAACCTGACTGCAAAAACATAAATATTTGTATGTCAAAACGAATGATACAATCACCAGGTGTGGAGATCAATGAGATAGACTTATCTCTTAGACTACCGACACCTGCAGGTACTACAATATACGCAACAGGATTTAGTGATCAAGGTCCAGTCGATGAAGTTGTTCAAGTCTCAAGTATTAATGAGTTTGAGCAAATTTACGGACTACCTAAAACTCCTGCCGAAAGATACTTCTATCATACAGTAAAAGCTTGTGCTAGTTCACAGGCTAGAGTCCTAGTTAATCGATTGCCATACGGTGCATCAACAGGTGACGGGTTTGGGTCTTATGTATCAGTACTAGCTTATCCAGCTATAGTTTCAAGGAAAGATCAGGGGCCCTCCTCAGCAATATATACTACTCTAACATCATATGCAAGCCCTTTAACCGGCAGTCCTTTATCAAGTGTACCTGCAACTTTTACTGACTCTGATACATTATCAAGCGAGTTAACTTATTTCTTAGGTGCTCCACGTCAATTTACTTTAACTCAAACACAATATAGTGGATTGCTTGCTGGTAGTTATGTGACATGGAAAGATTCAGTAACCGCGTTCGACGGTGCAACTACCCCAGCAGAGTATATTGGAGCCGCAGCCGTTGTTGTTATTAATAAAGGACAGTCTACTATTAATAATCAAGGTCACGGATATTACATCGGTATAGCTGACAACACGGCAATAAATCCAGCAAGTGCTTATAATTCTATACTAGATGTCTATACAACGTCTATCTCAGCAGGAAACGCCGGTATAACAAAAACTAATTATACCAAGATACCTACTACTAGATTAGACTTTGCTCTCTCTGCAGAACCTGGATTTGTTCAAAATAGTGTGTCACAGGTAATGGAAGAAGGTATTGTACCTTACGATATTAGTTCTGGATACTATAATGATACCTTAACTGTTGGTGTATTTAAATTACGTCAATCAGTATTCTCTAACAGACAAGACAATAATGCTTTAACTTATATTCGTGAGGAAGGGTACAATGGTTCTATTGGGCATGACCGTACAAAGCCTAATCAAGACGGACCTGCTGCTAACTTCTTCCTAGAGAATATTGAAAGTGGTTCTCGTAATATTGAGATTTTAGTTAATCCGTATATATCTAATGCTAATTCAGTTGTACCTCTAAATGCAGACGGATCTCCAAAGAGAAAGATAAGAGTACTAACTAAACAACTCTTAAGCATAGCTACTAGTGATGGAACAGATGTAGTTGGAGCCAATCAGGCACAGATTAATTCCTTTATCAATAAGTTAGGATCGGCAGACGCTCTATTCCCGATTGGTTCTTATACAGATAGTGCAAATAGTCTTAAAGTTATTGGTGAGGTACCAAGCAAGATTGACAGAGCTTTAGAAGGTATTCGTAACTCAGAAATTTATGATGTTGATATACTCGTCGAAGGTGGTCTCGGAACTATTTACAACACAACTAAAGCCCTTGGCGTAACTTATTTTAACGATACAGCTCACGTCTCATCTATAGACAATCTAAGAACATCAAGCGATCTAACATCAAATGATTCACGAGACAATTATACGACTGTGTTTAATAAATTTGCTAACTTCGCTGGACCACCAAAAGATGGAGGTCGTGGTGATATACTATTCCTAGCAGATCCATTAAGACAAATCCTAGTTACTGGTAAGGAATCGAAAATATTATCAGACAAAACTAAGATATTTACTAAAGACGTGTATTGGGCTCTTAGACATCAATTTGAATTAACCAACACATCTTACGCTGCAACGTATGCAAATTACCTAAAGGTATTAGATGATTCAAGTGGTGTTTATAACTTTATTCCACCATCTGGATTTGTAGCTGCTAAAATAGTTGCAACTGATTTTGAAATTGGACCATGGGGTGCACCTGCTGGTTTTAATAGGGGTATATTAACAAATGTTGTTGACGTAGCTATTACTCCTAACCAACATCAACGTGATAGCTTATATCAAATTAATATTAATCCAATTGCTACTTTTGCTGATCAAGGCATTGTAGTATTCGGTCAAAAGACACTACTTAAAAAACCAAGTGCGTTCGACCGTATTAACGTACGTAGAACTTTCCTATACTTAGAGAAAGCTACAAAATCAGTAATGAGGTTCTTTATATTTGAAAACAATACCTTGTTTACTCGTGCACGAGTTATTAATACCTTATCACCTTTCTTCGAGAGAGTAAAGGCTGCTGATGGGTTATACGATTACTTGATTGTATGCGACGAGAGAAATAATACACCAGAAGTAATCGATAATAATGAGTTAATAGTGGATATATATCTAAAGCCAGTTAGAACTGCGGAATTCATTAGAGTTAACTTCTACGCAACAAGAACCGATGCTAACTTTGAAGAGTTAGCCGGTGGATAAGAGCTAATTATATAAAGTAAAAAATAGCAGCATTAATGCTGCTATTTTTTTTGTAATAATCCTCTGTAAAGATATAAATAATAATATGCCTGTAAATCAAAACATTCAAAATTTTTATAGAGTTGCCGCTTCACGAGACTTCTCTCGTGACTTTCTATTCCGTGTAACAGATCTAAAGCTAGATGGTTTACCTGCTATGAACGAAGAGCAGTTAATTTATGCTAAAGCTGCCTCCTTACCAGGTAGAACAATTACAAACGTATCAGTACCATATATGGGACTTCCTTTAAATGTTCCTGGTAACGCTACATATCCAGGTTCTGAGGGGTATACACTTAATTTCTTCCTTGATGCAGACAGCTCATTAAGAAATTACTTTGAAGTTGCTTCCCGTAATTTATTTAATGATCAAAGTTCTACCGGGGCTTATGGTACTCCAGACGAAAGCTCTTACATTACTCTAGCTCAACTTGATAAGAATTTGGAAATTATTTCTAACTATAAATTAATAGGTGCTTCTTTAAGAGCTATTAACAATATTGATTATACCATGTCTGCTGGTACAGGTCAGACTGTCGATATAGGGGTTACAATATCTTATCACTTTTACGTCAATCTCTAGATTAGTCTTAAATATATAAGTGGCTACATCACCTATACGTTCTAGATTAGCACTGCATCAAGCTTGGATAAGCGATTTACCGTTAAAGTTTCTTTGGACGGTAAATTTTTCTACTCGCTCAGGTAGTAGCACAACAGAGCTTGGAAACAACATTAGCAGAGTGCTTTCGAAATATGAAAGACGAGAGTCAAGGTTTTGGAAAATTAACTCAAATCAATTATCAGATCAATCTGATCCATCAGGAAGCTTTGGATTACTTGTAGCGCAAACTATAGCTTTTCCAAATGAATCATTTAAGATATCTACACAAGGTGTAGAAGAAATGGGAGGATTTATTAAAGGTTATGTTGGTAATGAAAGAGGTGAATACGGTAGTAGTAACAAGCTTGATATAACCTTTCTAGAGACTAATGTTGATATAGTTGATAATTTTATTAAGCCTTGGATTATAGCGTGTTCACATAGAGGTTTAATAGAAGATGGAGATAGTCAGGAGGATATAAAGTGTAATATAACAGTTGATCTGTTCACTCGAGACAAAAGATCGTACTATAATCCAAATACAAGTTATAGTTCGTTTCCTAGTAAATTAGAACCTCGTAAACGCATTGAATTTTACAATGCTGTACCTTATAATGTAGAGGGAGACTCAATAAGTTATGGTGAGCTAACAGAAAGTGATTGGAAGAAAACTGTATCATTTGCCTTTTCGCACTATAGTGTGGTTACACCAGACGATTGGTTGTCTGACTAATTATGTTACAGTTTTCTATACTAGTTAAGCTACCGAGCGGTCGTTCCATAAGAGTTACAGAATTGTCTAACAAGCTGTATCTTACTCTCATTAAGTATAGTGAGAATAGAGACCTTGAAGGACTAAATCAATTCTTAATAACATTACTTGACATACCACATGATTTAGATATTATAGATAGATTATATCTACTCATCTACTATAGAATGGTATTTATTAGTGATAATATTATTTTTACTAATAAGGAGAATAGGTCTCTTGAATTTAATATAGAGTTAATATTAAAAAAATTAGAAGAGTATGTTCAAGATTATAGCTATGTTGTAAAAGATAAAGATATAAGAATCAATCTAGGATTACCTAATGTTATATACTTTGATGAAAATACTAACATCTTTAATAGTGTAATTCGTAGCATACATATTAAAGATACGTTTATAGATTTTAGCAAACTCTCTGTAAAAGAGAAAGACAACATCTTAACGCTTCTACCATCCCGTATAGCTACTAAAATACATAATTATATAGATAGTATTAGAGAGAATATTGGTGAGATAATACTAATTGAGGGTAAAGAAGAGTTTGATATACAGCAGTATAGTGTAGATATACTGTCTAATAGAACCATGTTATTTGTGTGTTCTCTTTACTCTCACAACTTGATCGACTACTTTGAGACATTGTACGGCTATGTTACAAAGATAAGCGCAGACTCAGAATTCTACAAAAGTCTATCTCCTGTCGAAACGAGAATTATTCTCAATATACATAACAAATCGGTTGAAAGGGAAAATAAGGAGTTGAAAAACCAACAACGTTAACTATAATAGATTATGAGTGAAATTTCTAATATTTTAAAAGAATTACAGGCAGTTGAAGATGATTCTGTTGTAGATGTATTTGTACCATCAGTTAATAGATTAGTTAAATTTAAACCTCTATCAGTTAAACAGCATCATGAAATTCTAAAATGTAGTATTGACGGAGTGTTAGGTAGTATAAAGCTATCGACTATTTTTAATAAAATTATTATTGATAATAGCTTAGAACCTGCCGACTTTACAGTTTATGATACTGAATGGATTTTGTTAAAATTAAGAATGGCTAATGTAGGTGAAAGTATAACTATAAAAGAACAGACTTACAATTTAAATGATTTGACAAGAAATGATAAGTCATTCGAATATGAAGAAGAAATCTCATATAAAGATATTATTGTACAGTTAGCAGTACCGAAAATTAAACTAGATATAGATATATCAGAGGCATGTTATAAAGATTTTAGTAAAGGTAATCTAGAGGATAGGTTGGTATCTGAAACTATTAGCTCTATGCTTTCGTATGAAGTTATAAAGTTTATAAAATCTATTTCTGTTAATAACCTTGTGGTTAATTTTGAAAATATTTCTACAGCTGATAAAAGAAAATTACTCGAAAGTTTACCATTATCTATTAACAATCAGATTACTAATTTTATTACAAAATACCGTGATCATGAACAAGTCTCATACACCTTTGACGATGGTACATTTTTATCGATTGATGGTGACTTTTTGACTAGAGCTTAAATATATATGTGGATGACTCATTACAGACTATTGTAGAAGGTTTACAGAAAGTAAGCGAGTCGGACAATAGTGGTTCAGACTCTTCCAAATATATTATTAATAATGAGAAGACGGCTGCAGAGCAGCCTCTTTACTTAAAGAACATAAGCAAGTCTCTTGACCTTATAGTAAAGTTATTGGTAGAAT